AAAACTAAAACTCGCAGAAGATAGAGCGATCATTTTTGAATTGTTCTCAAACTTGATTCTATCCTTTTCCTGCATTTGTCCTTTTTTAATTAAGTCGTCCTCCATTTCCCTTATCTTAATTCTTTCTGCCATATCTTGGGGAGCTACCAAAAATGGCATTAGCACTGTCTTAATAGTATCCTCCGGTAATAATAAAAACTCGTCGAGTACCAAAATATTAGCGCGGAAACCACGAATCTTTTCTCCGCTTAAAGGTATAGCGGTAATAGTCCCTTCGTTTATTTTCCATTCAAATTGATCATTACGTTTAGATTTAGCGCCAAAAGCATGAGCTAACATCTGAGCTTCTTTCGATTCAACTATCTTTTCTAAATTGTTAAAGATAAACCGCGCAGTACGAAAAGTCGGCCCAGCTATAAGAATTTTTGTTCGAGGCTCGAATACGCATTGCAAAAAACAATAAACGGCAGCGATGAAACTTTTGCCACATCCACGACCCCAGACACACATGCTAAAGTTGCGGTTAAAAAAAGCCTTAAGAGTTATCTCTTGGTAGAGGGCCAGTTTAATCCCCGAAAGTAATTCAGTAGTAAAACCCAAGTTAGAACGCATAAACTTAGCTAAAGTAATCTTAGCCTGTCTATCTGGAAGCTCCCCTTTTAAATCAAGAAACTCTTCATTTAAGTTGGGGATGGTTTTTTTATATTTATCGGGGCAATACCACATGCTATAACAACTCCAAATCGTAGGCTAGTTGCAAATCAAATTTCTTTTGAGGAATACTGGTGAGTAATATCCTCTTTACTACACGCACACATTCCTCTCTTCCTTTTACAAATAGGAATTGTATATGGGGAAATTTTTGAATTAAGTACCTAACGTTGTGAAAAATAAAATCAGGAGTAACTCTAGTATTCTTTTTGTAGACATGTCGTAATTTATTAAACGCTAGACACTCATCCATTTTTCTTTCAACTAAAATTACTAAATAAGCTTTTTCTTCTGCGGCTCTTTCTATCTCTCTTTCAAACCTTTCGAGACCCGAGCTTAACGTTCCTATCAAATCAGGGACTGATTTCCTTTCTATGTAACAGTTGCCGGTTTTCTTTTTATCGTTTAAGCAATAGTCTCCAAATTTCAAACCTTTAACTTCTGTGGGGAAGTCTTTTATATCCAGAGGTTTTTGTTCACGTGAATCCACGTAGATAACATGCTCTTCCGAAAACCTTTCTTTGGCTCTAGACTTCTTAGGGAAGATTGAAAACTTATTTTTAAATCCTATTTCTTCGCATAAAGCATAATAGTCACCAAACATTAACTGGTAATAGGGAATAGGGGGAACCATTAAAGTTCTTAGCTCTACTTCAGTAGGAGTGTACTCTAGTTCTTTTTCTTTCTTACGCTTAGTGAGTAGCTCTTTACAGTATTTTTTAGCAGTTTCTAGGGGCGTAGCTTTTAGCCATTTTTTTAAGTTTCCCTTATTGTTAAAGTCTGCCGATAAATATTGTTCTTTATTTTTAAATTTTATAATCTTCTCATCATACATGTCATGGCGAGGAAACTCGGACTGATAATATTCTCCTATCGACAGTTTATGAGCTTTTATATGAAGATGAAGATTTTTATCTTCGGGGAATTCCTTATCGCAAATAGCGCAGTTAACCATTGAGAACTTCCTCCTCACTTATCCCCATTATTCTTGATTTGATCTCTTCCATAGAGGTGAGCCTTTCTATCTCGGTTGAGACGTTTTTCTTTCTAATCTCTGCGATCTTAATCATTTTATTTCGAGACTCTTCATCTTTCCAAAGTTCCACTAAGTTTAATATAGAAGCAGATTCCTGCATGATCTTACTCATGCGTTGACTTCTTTTTTCTTTAAGCTCGTTAAGTAATTTAGTTTGGCGATTTACGCATTGGTTGTATTCAGTTTGTGCCGTGTTAATAGCTTCAACCAAACTCATGGCCATTCGTCTTCCTTCAGTATCTTCTGCATTTTGATCAAGAAGTTGTTGTAGCCTTTCTACGCGTCTTTGAATATTAGAAGCGATCACCACTTCCGCTGCTAAAACTATATACTGATCTACCTCTTCTTGAGAAAGATCGGATTTATCCCATGTATAACGAACGAAACTACTTTCAAATAATTCTCGATCTGTCTCAATAGTATAAGTGCTAATCTGATGAAGAAAGCGAAAAGTATGCATGTAGCCAATAAGAGTAGAAAGGTTCCTTTTTATTTTGGTGGTGACTTTCTCTTTATTAATTCCATTGTAAACGTATTTATTTACCCGAACTAACGCTCGACTCTCAGACTTCGGAGGTTGATAACCACCTTCGACAGGGACATCTTCATTACTGTCGGAATACTTTACTTTATTAGGAACCGTATTAAGGAAATCTACCGTGACCTTATACCTTTGATCTAAAGCGGATATTTTAGGATCATCAAAAATCAATCGCGCCATTTCCATCGGTTTCATCGCGCTACAATTATTTGAGACAAATTCTTTTTGTTCGTCGTTTAGCTCGATCTTTTCTTTGGGGTAATATTTATGAGAGACTTTCGCTTCTAGACTTTTTTCAGCTAAAAACTTTTTTACAGCTCTTCCGTATTTTGATCTTCCGTCTCTTTGTTTTTCTGGGATATCTGGAAATACTAACTCTATCAATTGGGATATATAAGGGGGGTCCTCAGGGCGGTTATTCCACTCGGTAAGAATTGCTAACTGTTGATCTTCGTTAAGTCCTATATTCTTGGAGCTCATATTATTTCTATCTCTCCTTCTTTTAGCATTTTTTTAACTTTTTGAATAATTGACTTTTTGACATTTTTAATCTGTTTATATCCCGGAACCCGATTCTTTTCATTTGTCTTATACCCCATTAAAGATGCAGCGTCTTCCTCTGACATGTTGTCGATATATAAAGCTTTATAGATTTTCCATTCAGAAGACTTGAGGGTCTCTTTCATTTTATCGTTAATCTTCTTCATTAGAGAAATAATGTCCAAACCCGTATACTCGGTACTATTTATCTCCGTAGCATGTTGATTGATAGAAACCGGCAATTTAGCATCATAGGCTTGTTTTTTTGTCCTTGTCCAATTAGCATATAAAGGACACGTGTCACATTGCTTACCGTAAATGTAACATAAGTCACCAGCTTCGGCTGCGGCACACTTGAGGCAGGGGCGGCAATAATTTCCGTAATTGTTTCGGATTAAGTTTTTTATTTGATTGGATATAATCCGGTTTATCCAAGGGTTTAATGGTTTCTTAGTATCGTATAGATGCCACTTCTTAAAAATGTGAATTCTTAAAATTTGAGAAACATCATCAAAATCCATCCAAGATAACGCAGTAAGGTTCCATTTGGACCTTCTCTTTTTAATTTCTACATCTATCTGTTCTATGAAATCTTCAAATTTGGGTTTTTTAGGTCTGGGCATCGGATCGTCGCGATGATCCGGCTTCTCTCTGTAGGTCGTTAACAATAGACTCTTTAGAGTAAGATGGATCCACTTCCCTCCTGTAGTTATCCTTCTCTCCGTTAGCGGTTCCCGCAAGTTGGTCAAGAGGCACACTACTAAAACTTTGAGACACTTGTATATCAACATCTAAACCCTCAATAGAGGGGATATACTCTTCCTCATATTCCTCTTCTTCCTCCATTACCACAGGGGAGCTTACAACTGGAGCCTGAGCTTTAAATACTCTTCTTGGAGAATTAGCACTAATCTGCGCAAAAGGGTCCCCACAAGAGCAACAAAACTGAGGCTTCTTTAAAGAATACTCTGTTCCCGACCCACAATTCGTGCAATAAACCTTCATAGATGACATTACACTATATATATTACTGAAAATCCCAGTTTTTTCAAAAAAAGTGTATAACCTATATGGACATGGAAAACGTCAAGTTTAAAACCTCGGATGGAATCGAATACGAATTGATGTGGAAAAAACCCCATCACACCTATAATGCGGATGGGTTGTGTTACTCTCCTGACTCTGATAATCCCAGAATCCTAGTGGATCCCACGCTTAAGAAAAGGCGAAAAATGAGCACTCTCATAGAAGAGGTCACTCATGCCTTTTTTTGGGACAAGTCAGAAAAACAGGTTAGGAAATTTTCTTCCGTTCTTGCCGGGTTAATAAATAAACAGATTAAATAGTATCACATTCCGCTAATTTGGAGACGATAAACTTGGTCAGTTCTGACCTAACGATATCTTCTTGACTAAATTCGAAAGTGTGAATGCCCATATCCCTGCTTTCTTGATTATCAAAAACATCATAGAGTTTAAGGAAGCCTCCACGGTTTCCGTTTTTTAAATCAGTTTGCATAGGGTCAGCCATAATAATACATCTAGAATATTTACCAATACGTGTTAAAACTGTAACAATTTCACGAAAAGAACTATTTTGAGCTTCGTCCATTAATATAGCTTTCCCGTTCCAACTCATCCCCCGAGCGAAGTTAACAGGGTGAATAGATACTCTTTTTTCTTTTTGAAGCTTTTTGACAGTCTCTTCGCTAAGAAGCTCATCTAGCTTGTCCATAAAGGGCAAATTATAGTAGTGAAGTTTCTCATCTGCGTCGCCGGGAAGAAAACCCAATCTTGAGTCAGAGCTTTCTACGGCTGAGCGCATATATATAACGTCTGAGACTTTAGAATTATTTAAAAGGTTTAAAGCTGAATAAACTGCAGTTAAAGTTTTAGAACTTCCTGCGGGGCCTTTACATAAAATAAGTCTTGTATTCTTATCTTTGGAAATTTCTATAAAGCGTTTTTGCTTATCTGTCCAAGGAAGCTCTTCGATATAAAAAGTATCCTTGGGTTTTAGTGGATCTCGTTGGTGAATCTTGACCCTTCCGTCCGTAACTTCGAGAGACCCAAAGTCTCCCGTGCTCTTTACTTTTGGCATCACTATCTTTTTACACCCAAAAAAGTGTAATATACAAAATAAAGTAATGAACGAAATAACTAATATTGTGGGGAACCTAACTAATCTGACTTCTTTAACGGAAAAGGAAGAAGTCCAAGGTTTCTTAGAGGGGTTAATTGGGGAATATGGTTGGATATTACTAATAGCCATAGCCACAATCTTGGCTAAAGACATGATTATGAACTTCGTTCAGGGGATACTCGTGTTCATGGGGAACGATTTTAATAACGACGATATAATTTACATTTCTGGACGTCAAGCACGTATAGTTCGCGTAGGAATTCGTAATACAGTTTTTTACATGCTTGACAGAAAAACTAAGATGCTCGTACCAAATGAGCAGTTGAAACAACTAACTATCGAAAAAACTTTACCTAAGAACGGGGGAATTCCCTATTTGCCTAAAGGAAGCGATCCCGACTTTATTGGAACAAAGGAAGTTCCAATTAGCTCTCCCCCCATGCAGGTGGAGGTGGTAACCAAGCCCACTCCCCGGAAAAGTATAAAAAAATGAAAAAACTCCTACTTACTGCCTTACTGCTTACTGGATGTAAAAACATTGACGAAAACGGAAGATTGGAAAAAGTTAGGTTCTCCGTTCCTGCTTTTTTTCATGTAGAGATGGAATATTATGCTGACCAAGAAAATCTTACTGATAGATCACAACGTCAACAGGTCCCTTCCCATAAATTAGTAAATGGAAAATATTTTCCCCGATTAATGGAAATGGGAGAAAAATAAGTGTATAATACTTTAGAAAGATGAAAGACTTAGATTTTGAAAATATCGACTTTAGTAAAGAGATCGCTGTCCTGATGGAAAAAGGCGTTTTCGCTAACAGCAAAGCTGGCTACCCACCCAACTGCAACGAGGGTTATATCCTCAGTAAAGATGGCACCCAATGCGTCTCTGAAGACTCTTCTGCAAAAACGAAAAAAGAATGGGAGAAGGTCGACACTAAAGAGTTAAAACGCGATTCAAAAAAAGAAAAGAAGGAGCATGAAAAAGACGCCATCAAGGATGATGAGAGCAAAATTAAAAAGCTCAAAAAAGGCAAACCTTCTGAAAAGAAAAGCGTAGAAATTCACGATATTAAAAAAGACGAGAAATACGATAAAGAAAGAAAAGCGGGTTGGAAAAAGAAAACTGAAGGAGCTAAGATGAGCAGTAAACAGAAAAACGATCTACCAGACTCCGATTTTGCTTATATACAACCCGGTGGTAAAAAAGATTCCGAAGGAAAAACGACCCCGCGGTCATTGCGTCATCTTCCAATTAACGACGCTGCACACGTGCGCAACGCTTTAGCAAGACTTGATCAAACGGATATTAGCCCAGAGGCTAAAAAAGCAGCGCTTAAGAAAATTAAAGCTGCGGCCAAGAAATTCGACATTAAGGTTAGTGAAAGTTCAGCCACAATAGATTATTCTGATCTATACTAATCCTTTATACTTGTTTTGTTAAAGAAAAAGCCCCGCAACCGCGGGGCTTTTATTTCGTGCATAGGTCATCTGAAATATCGTTAAGATATAGAGATTGTGAAATGCACTAGATTATTTGATACGACGCCGTAAGAGGAGTGGATCAAAATTATCGTTGCTGTCGTAAGCAAATGGTTCCCATCCTTCGGGAATATTTTTAGTGTTGGAGGTTTTATACTCCCACTGTTGAGTTGGGTCCCAAGAAACGATTAACGGGCTGGATGTAGCACCTGTGCCGAGTACTACGGTAGTGGTCAGTAATACACCAATTGCGAACGACTTCCAATCAAGTATTTTAAGTTTCATATTTGTTTATATTGTATATAGCTTATTCTCCCGGTTTGTTTCCATCGATGACCTTATCTCTTTTGTTAGCGAATTCTTTTTTTATCTCAGCGATACGTTGACGAATTTCTGCGCGATGTTTTTTTGCATTTTCAGCCCATTCCTTATGGGTCGCTTTCATCTGATCCCTCAATGCAGCTTTTTGATCATCCGTAGCATCTTTAAACTTGGATTTATCAAAATTGCCTTTCATTTTTTTTGAAGCTTCTGAAAAACTCTTCCTAAGCTCTTTTATCTTTTCGTCATCACGGACAAGCTTCCCGAATGCTCGACCCTTATGGTTAACTTTTTGACCTTTCTTTTTTGCGTTCCCGCGGTGCTTTTTACGCTTATCAAAGGCAGCCTTGAGGCGCTCTTTAATCTTTTCTCGGTCAATCTTCTTTTCAGGGCGAGGTTTATCGGCCTTCCCCTTCTTCTTGTCGGGTCCAGCTTCTGCCGTGGATAACACTGATGCCATTATAGCCACCAATCCGTATTTGAAGATATTTTTAATCATCATGGTACTTTTTATTATGCAGGATTTATGCCAAAGTGAAAATGATTTTTTAAAGGGGTTTATTTATAGAGCTTTTAAGTCATTGGGTCTTATTGCTCATTTTCCCAAAAACAGTTGGGTATTATTCCCTATGAGTGTAACTAAAGTATATGAAACAAGCTTACAAGAAAAAATGGATATGTGGTGGAGTGATAGTAGTTATAGCTGCGGGCCTTGTCTTCCTACTCGGTCACAAGAAAGAAGAGATAACCTCTACAGTGCAGGATAAGATCACAGAAAAGGCCACTGAAGCCATTGTTGATAAAGCAGTAGACAAAGTTGCGGATAAAGCAAAAGAAAAGCTTACAGATGAGATTTCTAAGATATTACCGTGAACAGATTTCATCTGTACGTTACAGAGTTAAGAAAAAGGAAATTCACTAATGTCACTAAACTAGCGTCTTACTTAAAAGTCTCTTGTCAAATGTGGCGCAAGGTAGAGCGAGGAATAAACCCTCCCCCGCGAAAATCTCTATTGAGGACCTTTTGCCTTGTGGTTTCTGCAAAAGAATATGAACAAAATCAACTTTATCAATTAGCTAGGCGGTGGGAGCCTCATCCTGACACTAACTCCTTGAATCATAATCTTTACCACCATGGATTAAAAGAGGATTGGACCCAAGCCATCTTAGAAGAAAATACCCCAGACTATACCCATAGATACTGGAAACCTGTACTTTAATAGATTCGACTAAGAACGTCGTTAATGTTATCAAAAGATATTCGGTCTATCCGGACGGATGGAGCTCTTACCCTAGTATTAGCTATTCTCAAACCAAAGACGTCATCAGCAGGACAAACCATGTCTTCCACAAAATCCCACAATCCCGTGTGCTTGGCCCATTTATAATAGAGATCAATATTCCTCTCCTCCGCTTCTAAGAGTATTTGACGTTCTTGTTTCAGAATCCTCAAATAAAGACACACTCCCCGAATGGCCAATGATTCACTTGGAGGTTCTACGATTCCCTCGTAGAAAATTAAAGCATTCACGCTTATAGCTTACACTTATTAGGGTTTAATTGGACCATTTCCCAAAAACCCCGTGTAATACATCTTAAATGTCAAAAGAGACTAAAGAAAAAATAAGTTTTGCAGATTTGGATACTTTTCTTAAAATAGCTCCCGTGATAGGCTTAGCTCTCCTGACATATCTTCAGACTCTATTCCCTAGTAAAGCTGAATTTGATAAACTGGAACAGCACTTAATTAAGATGGATAAGAAGATTACGGAGATGACCGTTCTCCAGCAAGCTATTAGCAGCAACACTACAGACCTTCGGAGAGTCGCCGAAAGGATTCGGCTCCTAGAACTGGAGGTAGCAAAACACAACGCTCAAAGCTCTGCTAAAGTGGGAAAAAACAATTCCCGCACTGTCGCGGCTAAAAAAAATACCAACGCCTCGGGGGGGAGTAGGAACTAATGAAGTGGATTCTCCCTTTCTTATTTACTTTAGGTTTAAACGCCGAACCAAACTTTGATCCAGACGTAGAAGTCAAAATAAAAGGTCTAGTATGCGCCAGTTGCGCTATAGGGGTAAAAAAAGGTTTAGATAAAACTAAACTAGTTAAAAAAGTTAAATTTGATACCAGTAAACAATTATGTATAATAGAATACATAAGCATAGAGATCCATCCTAGCCAAATTAATCAAATTGTTAAAGACGCAGGATATCAAGTAACCTCTATTAAATGGCTTAAAGATAAAAAGCCAAATAGATATAATAAACCATGATGAAAAATATAATCCTATTAACAGCGACAATTCTCTTATTCACAGGATGCACTTGGACTTTCGTTGGTAACGAAAGGTCTGACGATATAAAATTAAAAACCGACCCAGCCAAGTTTACACTGACAGTAATAAACCATACTGACTCTGCTATGAAATGGGAACAGACTTGGGCTATGACTGGTCCCGATTCTGGAATAGTAGCAGCGGGAGAAACTGTAGCCTTATCGTCCAATGAAACGGGAGGGGATGTAATCACCATTACTCCGGTGCCACCCAAATCAGTTAAGAAACCAAACCCTCAAAATGGAAAGTTCCAAATGACTTATGGTTGGGATGGTCATATAGCCCGTGTCTATGCCGACAATGTTAAAAACGTGGGTAGTCCAACAAAAGATGTTCATTACCCCGGATGTAATTGGATCTACGCAACTAAATGGCTAAAACCTTCAGGCGTCCAAACAAACGCGAGTAATACCGTTACATTCACCACAAAACCTTTCTCTGAGTAAAAGAGCTAGATATTTAAAGGAAAACCCCCCGTCAATTAAGACGAGGGGTTCTTTTTTTATAAACTACTAGAAATTAGCAATTATTTAGTTTCAATAGTAAGTCCACCAGTATGGTGAAGTACGAAGTTGGAAATCCACGCATAAACTGCGCCTCCTACCCAACCACCTATGCCAAATGCTGCAATGCTCCCCAAATCTGCGGATACTGCCCCACTAATCTTTTCGATACCACCATCAACATCACCTAATGCTCCTGCGCCAATTAAGGCTAATACAGGAAGCACTACGCCCTTGATAGCGCCAGTAGCTACGCCCAGCAAACCTAAAAAGTTAGCTGCAGAACGTATATGTATTTTTGTAATCTTCATATTCTTCATAACAAAACACCGAGCGCAAAAAACTTAGCGAACGGTTAATAACTTTACACCTCCTAGTTCCTTTTGGGTATAAGGTAGATAAAAAAATCGCAGCCTCCCGGAAGAGACTGCGACTAAAGGAACTTTTAAGATAATTACTCTGAAGTACCAGCTCCGACGTTTCCGCCGCTAGTGCCAGCACCTACGTTAGCTTTTGGGGCTGGAGTCGGTGCAGGGGTCGGTGCAGGAGCAGACGTTCCTGCTCCAACGTTTCCCGTACCGACGTTGCCAGTGTCATCGTAACCGCGAGATCCTGTTCTATTATTGTATTTGCTCATTATTTTTTTTCTCCTAAATTAGTCTGGATAAACCTGACCAGTGACTACTGCGCCCGAAAAAGCGGGAACACAAACCAAAGCCCATGCCTCGGCGCCATTCCTTATGTCAGAGCTGTTGGCCATCCATCCGGATACGCTATTCTCTGTCCAACTCCAGTTAGCAGGCAAATCTGGACCAACTCTCTTGGTTCCTGTAACTACACCACTAACTCCAGTTAAATCCATGTAAGGGTAGTGATCTGTACCACTAACCATGCCGCAAGTGTAACTATTCCAGCGTTCAATAGGAGGTGCGCCATTATTGTAGTATTCTACATTATGATAGCCCCAAATATTAACATTAGCGTTTTGATCAGCTGCGGTTGAGGCAGAGGTGTTAACTTCAACTATACCATAGTCCCAATAACTAAGAGTTGAACCGGCGTCTGTAGTAATTTCTTTATAAAGTCCCATGATTATTCTCCTTCTGTCAATGCGTCGGTTGCTCCTGAGAAAAACGGCACACATACTTTAAGCCATGTATATGCCCCACTCCTAATATCATCACTTCTCTGCATCCATCCGGATACTCCGTTTTCTAGAGGGTCCCATCCGTCTGGAAGAGGTACCTCTCGTTCTGACCCAGTCACTACGCCGGAAACTCCGGTTAAATCGTGATAAGGGTAAAAATCTGTTCCACTAGCATATGTACAGTTGTACATGTTACCATCCACGGAAGGAGCCCCGGCATTTCGGTAAGCTTCGCTTGTAAACCCTAAAGTGTTTACGTTGGCCATGTATTGAGAGGATTCAGGGTCCGTGCCCTGAAACCAGTCTTCTACCCGACTTATTTTCCAGTAGTTGGCTGCTTGTCCATCTGGCTTGGTATAATTTAAGTTAAGACCCATGTTAGTAAATATTACACATTAAAAATTAAAAATACTATTTTTTTTTCAAAAAGGACTCTTGTTATGAGAGCTTTCGGCGCTGGATGGTTTATTCTTGCCATAATAAGACTTTTTGTAGGTTTTGACTTTGTCTGGATTGCTTTTTTGCCATTCCGTCACCTTTTCAATGATTTTGTTTTTGTTTTTTTCGTAGTATTTCTTCGCGGTCTGGTTATCACATTCTTTACAATAATACTTCAACCCATCCTTGGTACTACTTTGCTTTCTAAAAGCTCCAAGAGCTTTTGCCTCTTTGCATTTGGTACATATTTTCATTATGAAGCATTGTATAGTTCTAGCGCCGATTATTCTAAAAGTATTTTTGAAAAATATACTTGGATAGACGTTCACGGTATTTTTGAAAATATAGGAAAAAAAGGCTCGTGGAAAATGAAATTTAACACCCCCCGCTCGCTCTGACTCTGAAACAGGATTTCCCTTTTAGAAAAGGGGGGCTTTCCCTAGTTGAGGGAAGAGGCACAGGGAAGGACTCAGGAGGTTGGAGGTGGGTGGGGACTCAGAGGGTAGGGGACTCAGAGGGCTGGGCTAGCCAACCCTCCCATCCGCACAGGTCTCGCACACTGGCACGGCCTTGTGTTCCTCGTCGTGGTTCACTACGCAGCTCTCCAATGGGAACCAACCGCCGCAGCAAAAACACTTGGCGACATCCTCAGCGATAAACACTTGGTCGCTCAACCCTACTGAAACATTGTCGCCGAGTATGATAAACTCCTTTGGCACGTCAGCCCATCCAATGTCACCATCCCAGCTCATAGGAATATCATCATCCTCTAGCTTGGGCGGTGCGCCATAGGGGAAATTGTTAGCTCCCTGCAGGTGGTTGGCTGTGTTATCTGTCATTGCGTGAAATCTCATTTTAGTAGTTGTCTTTGTGGAATCTGCCCTTTGGTGTCCTGTCTTCAAAACACTTTTCAATCTCAACAACTCGGTGAATGTCGCCGTTGGTCGTTGTGCTGTTAACCGCTTCCGCGTGGTACTGGTCGATCATCTCCTGCTCGGTTGTGCCTAGCGGGTAGGTGTTACCAAGTACGCTGTTGACGCTTGCGAGGTAGTGGTTGCCCGTGTAGTTCGGGTTGCGCTCCACCTTGAATGTGACGTTTAAGAAGTTTATGTATTCTGTTGTATCTCTCATAACTGGGAATAGTATAGCTAAAGACTCATAACTTTGCAAGCTTTTTCTTTAACTTTCTTACCTTTTTTTTCTGACGTTTAATCTCTTGCTGGAGTGATAGGATGACTGGACAATCTCCACTAAACCTACCCTTGTGATCGACATCAAGCATCGATCCCCGCCTTGTCCTCGAGCCACTCAAGTGACTCGCTGAATTCAATCTCGGTGAGTTTGTTCTGGATCTCGGTCAGCTTCTTCTCGGCAATAGCGATCCGCTCTTGGATAGCTTCCTTGCTTACAAAGGTATCGGCTGCCAATACTTGCAACGCTCCGCGAATGCTCGCGATCTCGCCGCCCTGCTCTCTGATGTGTGCTTGTGTTGTTTCTCTCATAACTTGGTTAATAGTATCAGTTTAATCGGTTGGTGTCAACCCTTTTTATTGGCTTTTATTCTAGCGTTAGCCAGTGCATTCAGTGGTGTGTAACCGTTCCATTCGTCCAGACTGATCTCCTTGACTGTCCGTACTCCATTGACCCAAGGCCCCATGACCTTAACCGTCTTGATGTTCTTATCTCTCATAACTGGAAATAGTATGCCTTAAATCTCAGTTGATTGCAAGCCCTAACTCAAACTTTTTTACCATGATCCATCCTTGCGTAAACCGCTCGGAATAGCTGGCCCTACGTAGCTGTTACCATGACGAAGCTTAGGCTTCCAGTGTTTAACCTTCCCGCGCACTGGGGGGATTGATCCCCCCTTCATTGCACGCTTGGCTGCCTTGCTTAGTTTTTGATACTTCATAACCTGCCTCCCTTCTTGGCTGCTCTGGTAGCCCTAGCCAATCGGCCAGCCCAGTTAATGCCGCCATCCTTCTTGACAGGCATCGCACCTATTAGGTCAGGTCGATCCTCCATCAAGTACGCAGTACGATCAGCGTCAGTAGACCAACCGTAAGCAACCTCCTCCAGATACCTACTGTCCTCCTCACTCAACTTCGCAGCCCTCTTGACTACTCGGCTTATGCTGTTAGCTTCGGTCTTCTTGACGTAGTCCGTGCTAATGGCTGGCGTAATGTCAGCCAACTTTCCGTAAGTAGTGGCTAAAGTCTGAAAAGAAAAGCCAAAAGTCATCATAGGTGCGCCTGAACCATAATAGGTGTGCTGGCTAACTAACTGGACGTTTTTTAGCCTAGCCTTGCGTAGTATTCGCCGGAAGTCCTTGATGGTCTGCTCGGTCTTGCTTACCGCATCACTCATCGCAGCTTTAGTGAAGTACTGCCTCATCTTCTGTCGCCAATTAGCGTCGAAGGTGAAGTAAATCAAGCCTGACCCGTTTAAGGTACGAGTGAACACTTGCACCGCTTCCCTAACCTTGGCTGTTGGTGATCCACAGAAATCGAGCCATACGAAATCGGCATCGAATTCCCCGCCTCGCCCTGTTTCCTTGAGTTTGGGGCCAATGGGCATCTTGGCGTACTTGTTGCACATTAGCTCATTGACATCACCTAGGACGTAATCAGTCTGCACTGTTACGCCGTTAATGTCTCTGGAATCCGCAACGAACTCCCCTTGACGCTTCACTCCGCTTCTGTCGCCTACTGGCACGGGTGAATCATTGAACACTTTGCGGTCATGCTCGACCACAATGTTAAGCACTCGGTTGGTGCGAGCCGCCTTTGCTGAATGTACGGGCGTTTCCTCAAATGAGTTGGTGATACCAGCCAAGCTCACCGTGCGCACGGCAGTAGGTTTAACCTTGACCATGAACTGGGCCACTTGCTGGTTGATGCTGGCGCGAACTACGCGCTTGTTGGCTTCCCGTAGGAACTTCTTCGTTTGTGCTGATCTACTCATAACAATGTTGCTTTCGCTTCCTTTAACTTACTTGAATTGGATTAAAACGTCAATCATAAAAATAATTTTTATGAATTTTTTCGACACAGCCTTGGTTGTCGGCATTAAGGGGATCAGCGGGATTGATCCCTAAACTCCTTGCTACACGCATTCTTGCGCTTGATGAAGGCATCTTTCTTTCCTCGATAGCGTGATTAATGAAGGTGCTGCGGAGGGCTCCCTTAATCTGCCTACTCTGCTCCCTTGCTCGTTGTGCAAGCGGTATGTTCCGTTTTTTTCCTTTCCTGCTTTTCTTTCTCATAACGAAGATGATACTACCCTAAAAACTGATAAGATTGCAACCCCTAAATGCAAAAAAAATATTTTTTTTTATATTCTTAAAATTTACTCCATGGCATAAGCCTTGCTACTTAAAATTCCAAGCCTTACTACCATTGTACCTCATCCAGCCGCCAAAGTCAAGCGTAAAAATGTTTTTTTCTTAAAAAAGTTTTTTTATTATTCTATGTCGTAAGTCATTGACTATCAGGCACTTAGGGCCGCGGGGGAGGGCGCCGAAGGCGTAAGTCGTTGATACTCAGTAGGTTACGTTTCTGAAAGGCTGTTTTCTGTGCAGGTCTCGTGCCAACTCTCATAAAAAATAAAAATAAAAAAAATGAAAAAACTCACACTTTAGGCTTGTAATTTTCTGTGGTTTTGCTATAATTTTTTCAGATGAGAGAGATGAAATACGAGTCAGACATCCTGACAAACCAGTGGAAAGAGTTCTTCAACGAGGTCGCAGCGAAATGCGAATACTGGGAACTAGGTTTCGGCGATATCAACGCCGACAAGGAAAGCGAAATAGTTCGCGAATGCTTTGTGGATAAATACACTGTACAGCACACGGTGGACGCATGGCACGAATACGTGGTAGAGGAAATGGTCGACAGCCTGTAAAAAGGTGTTGACTTCGTTAAATAAATAACCTATAATATTTTTTGTTATGAGAAAGTTTGTAATTACTTATCGGCCAGATGTCCACGAAGGGCATCGGAATCTAGAAGGGGATCTCCACGCTTATGTCGTCGAGGTCGAGGAACAGTTCGCTAACAGCGAAGAAAAGGACAACTGTGCTGGCATCACCGCCAAGTGCGTTGAGAGTGGAATGTGGAAACGATTCCGCTGGGATAGGATCACCAACATGGCCGCGGCCTAGGTGATTGAGCTTGACCTTCAGTTAAAATCTGATATAATTATTCCTGTTATGAGAGACCATTTAATAAAAACCGTAATCGTTCGCGAAGATAAAAATAATAATTGGCATATAATCGCCAAGCGCGGAGAAAGAGTTCTAGAAGAAACAAGGCCAGAGCCGAATTTCACTAAGGTAATGGAAAGAGCGCGGTTTGATCACTGCCTCTTTGATGACGAGCCAACGCAGCCAACAATTGAACGCTTCGACGATTCTAATACAGTCGAGAAAGGTTTGACTAGATTAGGCCAATGGCTCGAGAAGTGTTTCGATAAAATGGCAAATAAAGTGACTTTTTAAGTTGACAAATCTAAAAATTCTGATATACTAATTTCCGTTATGAGGGATAGAAGAAAGAAAGCAGCAGAGGTAATCGACTTAACCCGTTTAGATATGGCCGGAGTCGAGGGTACATTGAAGTTCATTAGCGAAAGCAATGGGGATATCCAAGAGTTAAAAGAGATGGTTAACTCACAAAGGTTAATTCTTCAGAATCTACGCAAAGGCTTAAACAAGCCAATGTTTCAAGACGGATTCGCTTCACCCCTAGGATTTGACTTACAAGACGAAGCATGAAAAAAATAAAATGGTTAATCAACGATCTCGGTCTAAACGAACTCAACGCATGGTGGCGGTTGGTCTGGACGGCAGCCCTAATGGCTTTGGCTCTTGAGACAGTTAGCGCACACACTCACACAAATGCAAAACTTACCCGTGAAACAAAAATCATTGCTATCACTATACTTGCAGAGGCCAGAGGTGAAAAACAAAGCGGAATGTACGCGGTGGGTGCTGTCATTGCTCAACGAGCATTTGAAAGAAAACAAACGCCCACAGAGGTATGCCTTAAAAAATGGCAGTTTAGTTGTTGGAACGGCAAAAGATTAAAAGACCTTGAGCATTTGTTAAAAGTCCCGCAAGCAAAGTATGCGCTGGCATTGGCTAAAAACATCAAACTTTTAAGTCGTGACTACGTTGGCTATGCTAATCACTACCACGCGACTTGGATGAAAAAGCTACCTTACTGGGCTAAAGGTCAAAAGCCTGTCAAGGTTATAGGCCAACACGCATTTTACAAACTATGAAAAACGAAAAACGGCACATAGGCGATATCGGACATATGCCATTAGGAGGACAAGAAGCCTACCAAGAAATGTTTTATTCTGGTGCTAGCTGCGGCCTCGTGCGACGGAGCGGACTAGATTCCAATGGCCGTAAAGACGGATCTCGCAGCAATGTCCATACAGTTTTTGAAAGACCAGCGGGATCGAACAAAACAAAATCAACTAATAGACAAAAACCAAAACGAAGGAAATAAATCATGTCGAACGAAAACAGAAAAACACACGACACAAACGGCGGCCAAAGAGGTATGCACTTACGCGAAATGACCGCAGGCAAAGTGCTAATCAATAAAGCTGGTTCCAACAAGACGAACGCAACCAATCGCCAGAAACCGAAACGTAGAAAGTAAATTTTTCTCATCATAACAACAGCCCCGTCGAGTTCTCTCTCTGCTCGGCGGGGCATTTTTTTTAATGTCAAGCAAAAAAATAAAAAAAGTTTTTTCATGTCGTAAGTGACTGACTATCAAGGACTTAGGGCCGGGCAGCCCTGCGCGCAAGCGCTAAGTCACTAACTATCAATGACTTACGTTTTCAAAAGTGTCATTCTAGGAGGGATTTCATGCCAAGTGGTGTAAAAAATAAAAATAAAAAAAGTGATGTTTTAGGGTTGACTTTTTCCTAAAATCTGATAAGATAATTCCTGTTATGAGAGATATGTTTGAAAATATGTACAAGGTTCAGATCGCCAACTCTGGTGATGTCGCTGGTTTCCCGCGTTCTCACGATGGTCTTGAAAAGGCTATTATCTTGGCCTCGCGTGAGGGTACTGAGGTCACCTTTGATGGTGACGTCGTTTGGCCGGAGGAGGAGGCTCCTGACATGGATGAGTCCATGGACGGGGATCATGACTCCGCGATGGCCAGTGCCGGTTTCGGCACGGATGAGGACTACGGTTGTTTCGGTGGCGACGAGTGGTAAAAAAAGTAAAAAAAGTGAGATTTAACTGTTGACATTTTTTTAATCTGTGATATACTGTTTTCTGTTATGAGAGATATGATAAGTTGTGAAGAGGTTTTCGAGGCGGACGCGAATGCGCGTGCGGAGTTTGAGGCTGTGTGCAGTGCATGGCAGGATGAGGCCATCGCCGCGCAGGAGGTCGAGCTTGCGGCGCAAGCGGAACGCGAGGAGCGCGAGCGCGATCTGGCCATGGCCGAGGTCGAGGAGACGTGCTGGTGCAAGTTTTTCGAGTCGTGCTCCGCATGCTTCGGCAAGGCATAAACCGTGCCAACCCCTATCACTCACGCTGAAAAGCGTGAGTTTTTTTACGCCTCTTTAAAGTCGTAAGTCGTTGGGCTGCAAGGACTTAGGGCCGGGGCGGAGGGTCCCAGCGACGTAAGTCGTTGACTATCAGTGGTTTACGAGGATAAAATCTGAAATTGGAGTGACGTAAATTTTTTTCTTTTTGCATTTTTCGCATTGCCCTTTTTCCCAAGAGCCGCATCTCTCAGTTATTTGAGGGTCGCGGCTTTCCTTTTTAGCAACACGTATTTCGCGCCGTTGGGCTTTGGTTCCACATTCGTAACAGATCATTATTTGACTGGTTCGTATTTCTTATTTAATAAATTACAAATCCGAATTTAATCGCCGCTCTTTTTGCCATAATTAAAACTCATTCGATTTTTCTTATTGTTATAGCCTTCTGGTTCCAGCCCGTTCTTCTTGAGCCATTTCTTGTAACCAGCATCAACTTCTTTGGCTAGGCCCGTTGTGTCGCCGTAACCCCAATCACCTTGTTTTATTATGTCTTGCATTGTTATTCCGAAATGGTTTGACGAATCTCTTTCATCTTCTTCTTTAGAAAAGAAACAGCCTCACAGTTTTTGGCATTAGTTTGGATGATATGCCCTAGACTGTACTCTATCTTACGCGTGAAGTCTCTGCGTAACGCATCCAACTTATCTGCATCCGCTCGCTTTATTGCGCGAGTCTTCTTGACCGCTTTCTTCTTTTCGGCCTTTTGTTTTAAATGTTTTGTCTTCACTTTCTTTTCTTCAAATGCCTCTAGTAACTTTTCGTAATTACTTACTTTATTCATACTATTAAAATAAGATGGTGGCGGGAGTATTTGTGTACCCGCACCTTTTCTGTACCCAAGAAACAAATGTTTCTGATCTACTTACTTCGGACTCACCCGCGATTTTCCTCAACCGATTGGTCTCTGTACTTCTCGCAGTCGCTGCATTATCCCCGTGGGAGGGATTATTCTGCCACACCGACCTCTCTCCGTCGAGAGAGGAAATTGATAGGTTGCCGCCGCACCACCAGCAGTAAAACGGGCGTGAGTTCGTGCCTCACAGGGGTATTTAACTCCGTCAACCTAAATGAATCGCTCTTGAGAAACTTCTCATTCTTAACCGTTTCAAGTCGAGTTAACGACTGTCATGCTTTCAACGCGTTTATAGCTCAGAAAGACGTGATTAAGCGCATAGCCCAAGTTTTTTAGTGTTATGAGAGAGTCCTTTTGCAGGACAATCTTTAGACTGCTAAACTCAAGAGCAAATTTTCAAAGAACCTAAAAATTGTCTGGGGGTGATTAGCATTGTATTCCTACCCTAATCTTTTAAGTCAGCCCAGCCTGACACACCATAAACATGAAACGATAATATTAAATACAACCTTCGCTGATTAACCTCCACCAGCAGGGATTATCAAATGACAAACAATAATAAACATTCCCCGAAGGGAAACTAAAGTATATCAGCAACGGTCTGGCAATGCAACCTTTTTCTTTTCCGTCTCCAGATTCTCAAACTTCTTGTCCATGCCTTCGTCATCCCAGTCGAAAGAAAAGTATTCATCAAATACCTTGGAGGCTATCCGTCCCTCTACGCTTTGAGTCGCTGCTTCTTTCAGCATAAACTTCATAGCTTTGAGTCTTTTCCGCATTTCTTCAGTACCCGCTTTTGTTCGCGGCCTCAACCAATGATCATCCATTTGTTTCATACTTCTAATTTCGCTTCCCTTAACTGCTTATGAGTATACCGTAGTCCGGCATTCCATGCAAGCCTTTTCTTCTTCGGTTCGGGAATATAAAAAATATTAAAGTGAGGCCCGATGGCAGTTTTATCCCGAAGGATTACCCTGCTAGACTTGTAGATAGGCTTCTTGCTTATATCCTCTACAAAAGTCTTATACTTATAAGGATTGTAATATGCACCTTTAAATTCTTCTCCCGACTCTGGAATGCAATTCTCGCACCAAGAATACTCTCCTTCGTTACGGCAGTTGCAGCCCCAAACCTTTTTCAAGTTACCATCTTCCCCTTTCTCAAAACGATAGGCTTGGTGGTCTCCTTCGTTTACCCATGTGCCAATAACATAAGCGTGAACGTTTTTGCGCTTCTCACGGACAACACGTTGACGACCATTCTCGTTAACGTGAAACTTGGCATTCTTTAGCTCGACTCGGTGACTATGGCAATATAATCTCCCCGTGCTAGTATCAACTACAGAAAGGCAATCCTTCTGAAGATTGTAGTAAACTTTCACCCGATCAGGTGCAACAGGGCAACCCATGTAAGTCTTGCGGGTTTCTGCATCGGCCCAGCTAATGAATCCTTTTGGTTCTTCTCTTTCCCTCATAACTTCAAATAGTATAAGTTAAATTGTTTCTAGAGTCAACTATAAAAATAACTTTTTTAAATTGGACGCGAGGGAGGGAATCGAACCCTCAATTGTTCTTTTGCAGAGAACCGTCTTGCCGTTTGACCACCCCGCGATTGTAAGACCCCTTTCCCTTCTTGGGACGATGCACCCGCTCACCAGTGTTCCAACTGACTACTGCTCGGGGCTTTTTAGGTTTCTCACTCACAGGTGTTAATAATATCACACTTTACACATATGTCAACAGTAAAAATGTTTTTTTTAGGGGTTGACAAGTAGACCCTTTTATCCTATACTCATCCCAGTTATGAAACTTAAAGAAATCAAAAACGGATCAATCTACTACAATACCAAGAAGAACCGTGCAGAGCGGGTAATCTCTAATACTTTTAGCAGTTCGCGAGTTGTGACAGAATTCCACGGTAAGAATCAAAGCGCGGTTGCTACTCGAAACATTCGACTCGCTAACAGCGTAGAAGTGGAAAAATACCTAGATAGAACAAGGAAAGGTAATCTAATGACTTTTTTCGGAAGACTCTTCTCTCCGAAGAAACTCGCTTGAAAGTCTTAGTCATGAGCTTTTAAGCGCCCTACCTTGGGGGTTTGCATTGGTTTTTTTAGCTTTTCCCAATGTTTTACTAAGGTAGGGGGGAATCTCCTGAGTGCTAGTTTTATTCTAGCCCAACCCTCCAGCCAACGCTGGGGGGTTGTTTTCTTTTAAAGTCCTAAGTCTTTGGTAATCAGTGACTTAGGGGCCGCCGGGACCCCCCGCGCGACGTAAGTCGTTGGTAATCAGTGACTTACGTTTCTAAAAGGTCAGTCTTTAGGAAAGAATCGTGCCAACTTCGGGCTAAATAAAAAAATATTTTTTTTAAAATAATGATGATTTAGGGGTTGACTCTGGATCTTAAATATGAGAAGATATTCGTGTTCTGAGGGAGAACTAAAAAACGTTATGGCTAGAAACACAAAACCTACAAGTTCCGAATTCGACTACACAGTCGTGCAGGAACCGCTGTTCAACCGTGATGGTAAAGCCGTCAAGGTTGGTAATTCTCCAATTATGGGGAATTTTCGCACAGACAACAATGTCTGCTTAGGTACGTCCACTGAGGCGTATGAAATCGTCAATAACGAATCAGTTGTTGAAGTAGTTGAGGATGCCTTTGCCGGTGCTGGCTTAGGTGACTTCGAGAGAGAAATCGTGGTTGCTCGTGAGGGCGCACGTTTTTATGGAGTCTATGACTTCCCAACGCAGGAACGTCACATCGCCAACGTCGGTGATGTCGTGTCTCTTCGTTTGACCTTAAACAACTCATTTGATAGGAGTTGTGGTCTCAACTGGGCCGTGGGCATGATGCGTAAGATCTGCTCGAATGGGATGTGTTCGCTGGTGGCTGACACCAACGTCACCAAAAAGCACAGCGCAAAGCTGGATCTGTCCTTCATTAAGGAAGGAATCGACGCATCGGTTGAAAAATTCGATGCATCTGTTGAGGCTTTCAAAAACCTCGGCAAGCGTGAGATCACCCAAAAAGAGGGCGGACTCATTCTGGACAACCTCGCCATCAAAAAGGTGCTTTCCGAGTCTCTTCGGGATTCAATCCAGATGGTCTGGGACTCGCCTACCTTCGCCAAGGAGGATGAAGGTCGCAACCTGTACAACCTGTACAACGCGGCCACGGAGCATCTCACGCGTGAGGTGCAGTCAACTCGGTTTGAGTATGCCAATCGAGTCAATCGGGGCGTGCTTACTAATCTGTCACGCGCAGAGCAGAGCGCCGCTCATTTCGCCAAGCTGACGGCCAAGGTTCCTGAAAAGGAAAAGGTCATCACTGAGGTGACGCTGACGGCCTAAGGGGAACACAAGCAACCCCCACCCTTCGGGGTGGGGGATTTTTTTTAACTAAAAAGCTTGACAAAAAAAGAGGCCTAAGTGACTGACTATCAATGACTTAAGGGCGCCCGGCCTAGGCTGGCGTGCGTAAGTGCTTGGTACTCAATGACTTACGACTTAGGTTTTTAAAAAACTGAGATTTAAGAAAAAGACGCGAGGTCGGTTCGATTCCGACTCTCGCGTATTATTTATTATTTGTTATTTAATTATTTCTTTTTTCTATTTGCCTCGGAGACAAATTGCTGGTTCATTTTCTTTTTAGGAAATCCTGTCTTAATGCCTTTTTTCTTTGCCCACTTGGCAAAAGCATCGTCGAATTCTTTTTTCATTCCATTAGCGACGGCATACATACTGTCGAAGGAATCCGCTTGGTGTGTGTGGTTATTATCTTGTTGAATCATAATCTGTTAAATTTTCTGCTGTTATCTTTCCTAAAGTATAAAAGTCATATTTATTACCTGTTACTAAAAACGTCATTGGTTTGAATTCCTCCAGTCTTGATTCTGCATACTCTCTAGCAAAAGGCATGATGCCTCCTTTCTTCCCCTTAAACAATGATAACTTACCTTCAGCCAGCATTATATTAACGGACATATTAACTAATGACCTTTTTAACTTGGTTTGGCTTGTCCAAAAATATCCCAAGTAAGGTTTAACGTATTCATTAGACCAGATTAAGTCTTGGCCCGATGTTGCTGCATGGTTCCAAAAGCCCCAGTAGTGGCGAATAATCTCCTTTTTATTATCACCCCTTATGCCTACCGCTACTTTTTTCTCTCCGTCTCTCTGTATAACGTATTCTATCATTTTTCCTGCTCATAAATTAACCAAAAAGCTAATAAGATACCCACCACAAAAACCATTGCTTCCACGGTATTAAATTTTAACAGTTGCGTTGTAGCCCGTAAAGCCTTTTTTCTTATTAGCTGAGAGAGCCTTGCTTGCATCGCTCCCCGCCGGTTGACTCCCGTGAATCACCAAGGCAAAATCATTCGAGCCAGATATTGCCAAGTCGTCCGTGTGGTCAACGTCCAATCCCAAGGCTTCCGCTTCCTCAGTAGAGAAAAACACCTTTGCGCTTTTCACCATCGTCTGAGGGATTAAGTCATCATACTTTCCACCACGCGAACAGGTAAAGACATAGTTTTTAGGCAAGCCACCATTAACGGCGATATACTCCAGCAAAAACTTGATGCTTTTAGTATAGGAATAAAAAACCACGTTTGGGAATAGTTTGGCCGCTCTCATCCAAGCGTTGAAATATCTCTGACTAAAAAAGTCTCCACCGATATGCACCCGACAAGTTCCGCCCCGATTCAATCCGGTTTCTTTTATGCTGCCCACTATCAAGTCAACCATCTCCCGAATAGTACGACAAGTCTTTAACAAGTCAAAATTACCCCAACGAACCTTACGCACATTAGGACGGCGAGCTTCATCCATTGCCGCATAGCATCGGAAAATCTGACCGTCAACAGGAGTTTGTTCATCACGAACTTTGCCCGTTTCCTTATCTGCAAAAGTCTTACAGTTTTTAGCTCCGGGGCAAGTATAGCCACTAGGAAGGGAGTAGTGCCAAATACCTTTCAGCTTGGCGTTTTCAAATGTGAATTTTAGTAGACCCATAACTGAAAAAGATAGTACCTTGTTTACTGGTTCAAGTCAACCATAAAAATAATTTTTATCCGAATAATTTTTCCCACCCTTCGGGACTTGTTCCCGACATAACGAACTCCCGTTGGTCTGCATCTAATGAGCGCAGCGCGTCTTGAATAGGGAGGCCTTGGTTCAGGTCGAAAAGCTCGCTGCCATGAATCGTCACCGTGTAAGACTTCCCTGTGACTCGGCATGGCCCCGTGAATGTATACGTTCCCTTTTCGTGATCCTGAGTATACGTGCAATTAGTGTTAATATATCTTCCCATAACGCCGCTGAGTATATGTTAAAAATGTGTGCCTGTCAACCTAAAAAATCATTTTTTTTAATAATTTTTTTTTTATATACTTTTAGATGCGTAAGTCGTTGACTATCAAAGAGTTACGACGGCGCCGGGGGGCGCCCCGCCCCTAAGTCGTTGACTATCAGTGACTTACGACATTTTTTGGTTCATTTATATACTATGTAAATCTATCACTTAATTAATAAAACTGCATACCTCAGCCTACATTGCCACTCTTATTTGTTATTTATTTATTTCGGGTTCATTATTTCGCCTTTATATATTTCGCCTTCTATTATTTGCCTTTTATTTATTTACTATTCATTATTATTTGATGATTTAAAAATTTGCCGACAAAAAAACCCCACTCTTTCGAGTGGGGTTGGTAGTGTTATGAGGACTACTACTGAGGGGGGATTCTACTTACGTTTCCGCTTGGAATACTTCAACGTACTAGCATCTTTATTTGAAGCGGTGAAAGTCGACTTTGCAACCTTCTCCCATTCGCTCCGATGCTGATTAAACTTACGCAACTTCTCAACCGAATCCACGCTGAGTGAGTTGCCCTCTTGAGTTACATTAACACGATATGTCGTATTTCTCATACATTAATATAGTATTAACTTGACTTACGTTTTTCTAATAATTGTGGATTTTTCTCAAACATTAGTTTCGCATCATTAGTTAGCTGCCTCCCATGTGCCGTTGCCTCAATGAAGTTTAGCTTTTGCAAGTAGGTTTCTGCATCAGATTGAATTGCTGCCCTAGTCATCTGGAGTTTGGCGGCGAGGTTGTATAGTCGCACGGTTCCCTCCCGATGTAGAGTACGCAAGTAACGAAGCTCAGTCTTATTCATGCCATGCGGCATAATGTCCAATATGCGGCAAAGTTCCTTCCAGTCTGATAACTTAAAGGTTTTAGTGTTATTCGCCGCTACATAAGATTTGATATTAGTTGCCATCTTTTGCGCTGCCCTGCCATTGCCCCGTAATGCTGGTGCGATATGTTTTGATACGATATCACCAGAGAATCTAATCTTATCAGTATTAAGCAGAAGTATCTGACCTAATTCATCATAAGAATAATCATCCAAGTCGATACGCTCCATGCGATCAATCAAAGCATGGAATACCTCTTGTGGCTCAGTAGTTGCAAACAGAAAACTTAATTTTCTGAAATCAATCTCAATGTCCGTCCCTTCATAACTAAAAGTGTTATGGTTATCCTTATTGGGATTGGTTATAGTTAATAAAGCCATTGTTACGTCCTTGGGTAACATATGACATTCATCAAATAGAACAGTAGCGTCCTCATTCTGCATATGAGGAATCATTATCATCTCAACGAATTGTCTGAGATTTTTAATCGTAGCACAATTTAGCTCAAGGAATTTCTTGGGATTCATTGTGTTTGGCATGATAAGATTCCGAGCAAATGCCCTTGCCAACATAGTTTTACCAGCACCTTTAGGTGCTGTGAGCATGATATTAGGGACGATCCCTGTCCTTTCAAACGCTTTGATATAAAACTCAAACTTACGCTTGGCAGGGTGCTGCCCGATCACTTGTGGGAATAATGTAGTAGATGTAGTAGTCATAACAGAGAATATATTAAATCAGTTCGGAATATAAGTCAACCCCAAAAAAGATTTTTTTTCAATAATTTAATTTTTACCAATCTCCTTCGCTGACATTTAACTCAATAGGAGCAGGGGCAATTTCTTCCTTCTTAACAGAAGTGTCTATCTTCTCCATTACCTTGGGTTCCTCTATCTTCTCAGATTTATCAGTAACCTTGATTGATATTGGTTTTGGTGCTTCAGTAATTCCACTAATCATTTTATAGGATTCCATGAATTTCTTTGAAACGTGAATAACAGCATCTTCCTTAAAGTAGGTCATCAAGTCTTTAAGAGATACTCCGATGTAAGTTGAATTTCCTTTTTGCTTCATAAAGCAGTCCATAGTATAAAATTTACGGTTTCGGGAGTCAAGCTAAAATACGATAAAAATTTCAAAAAACCTAAAAATATTTTTTTTATGGGGTAAAAACATCATTATTTATCATTTGCTTAAAAGTGAGATTTTAATAATTTGAGATTTTAAGGCGGCATAAATTTAATTTTTTCGGCCCAGCATATTTGGCATTATCTAATTCACAATTAGCTTTCGGTATTTCGGAAAAAGTCATTCACAATTAGCCGTATTTACGAAAATCCCATTCGCAATTTTGTTTTTTTTGAAATAAAGTTTTTTTTATTCGGCGGGGGGATAGGTTTTTATCATTGAACTTGAACTTAAACTGGTTTTGGTTTTAGTTTGGTTGGTATTTATATGTAGTATTAGTATATAGGAAGGAATGAATTAAAAAAGAAGTAAAATATAATTTTGTTCTTTATTTTAATAAATAAAAAAAGAACAGTCCCATTTCGTACCGTTCTTTACCTATCTCTACCTATTGTGAGAGTGTTATTTTAACTTCTTTACTATATGTTTTGTAATTTCATCCCAATCTTCTCTCTCATACCTATCATACCTCCTATCCCTGACTATCCAGTATATTGCTATTACTATTCCTATTAAGATTTCCACTCTATTACCTCATAACCTTTACCTCTATTGATTGTTTTCTTATCCCTTATTACATATACAAATAAATAGACCGATTTGTAGACATCTTGAAACATACTAACGTATGTAGTTGAATTGAAACAAAGCGATCTAAAAATTAAAAAAGCCGTCTAAAGATAAACTGAAACATATAAAAATATGAAAATACTTTGAATTAAACAGGCTTAAAACCCGAAAAAAACTCCCCCTTTCTCCTGAGAAAAAGAGGGAATTTAGTATGAACGGGGTAATTCTTCTTAACCCTGAGTAGTTACGTTGGGATCACCAACGACTTGTGGCCCTTCTTCGCCCGTAGGCTGCTGTCCTTGCTGTCCAAATGTCTGAGACAGGACTTGGATAGTGCCAGTAGCATCTGCGAGCTTCTTGGAAGTCTTAACGATTTCCTCCACGATATTCGTGTGGTCGCCAATGCCTACGGAACGATTAAATAGCATTTCTAAAACTGCTAGTGCTTCTTCCCTTTCGGCTGACAATCGAGCCAGCGTTGCGTTAAATAGCGGCGGCAACTGTTGTTGACTTTGCCCCGCTCCGTCTTGAGTAGTGGTTTCTTCTGCCATACTGTTATTATATTAGTTTATACGTTTTAAGATTTCTAAAATTTTTTATGTTATTAGCCTAATTGTACCATCGTTCATCTTTTGAGCGGTAGTTATTCCCGTCATCGCCTCGTATAGTCGAGCGATAACTTGATCGCCCGTATTATCAAGGTTGTCCCTTATGTGGGATTTCATCTGCTCAATAGTTATCTTCTTTGGTTTCTTCTTTCTCGGCATATCTGATTACTTCTTGGGCTAATTCATCGCAATGTCTATCATGCTTTTCATCTACTAACTGGCGTTTCCAAGTCGGTAGCTCCGAATACAGTCTGTCGTATGCTGCTTTGTAGCGGCGAGGTAGGTCATTCTTGGACTTTTTCATAAACGAAAGGAGGTTGCTCTCCATCTGCCTCATTGTCAACTAAAACCATATTAGGTTCTGGCACATTTGCTAAAATCCATTTCTTTCTGTCTTTGTACTCCATCTTATCAAAGAACCCATTAACGATTTCTGAAATTTGGGTTCTATCCAATGTAAAATCAGCTTCTATCTCATACTGCTTTTGAACATCGTATCCTATGGCTTTTCTAATTTTCACTTGGATGAGTATAATGCTGGGCTTTAACTATTCTATAAGTATGAAATTCTTTATACTTCTCTACATATTGCTGGGCATCCCCTTTATCGACAAACTCCGCATCTGGTTCAGTCCCATGTACGTCAATAACGTAATATAAATGGGTTGGAGATTGAGGTACAAGGGTAGTGCAACCACACAAAAGCAGAAAACAAACCCATGAACCGCATAAAAATAAAAAATATAAAGCAGCAAAAGTCTTTTTTATCATTGTAAATGTCTCCATATTGCCCAAATACCTGTTAAAAGTACCATAGAATATATAATCAATCCTATTATTAGATTCCAATTTATGTGGACTTTAATCATTTCATCCTCTAAAGCTCGATTAAAGACTACTTCTGCCATATCGTCATCGCACCCCAACTGTTTTTTTATCTTATCTTTAATTTGCTTTTTATTCATTTGGATTGTCTGATGGATAACCGTCAGAAATATGAACGGCGGTAGCTTTTATACGCTTTCTATCATTAAAAAACCCTTCCATCCCTAAATAATTGATAGCCGTATCCATCCTGTTATCTATATTCTGAGAGTTTTCAAAAATAAAATGCACCTCATAATGCTTCTTCATCTCCAAAATAGAGACATTTAAGTCGCATACTTGGATGCCTTCGTGTTTATCTCCCTTGGCCATTGTAAGGTTTTTTATAGTTTTTACTGCGAGGATTCCAACTGCTTTTGTTTTTGGAGTGGATACCTTTTCGACCTTTACTCTTTTTGCCAAATGTTATCTTGTTACTGTTAATTGTTTTTGCCATTTAATGTATTCTCTGTCTCTAAAAGTGTTTGATTTAATACTGCTTTGAGCCGCAAAAGCTCACCTCTGTAATAATCTCTAGTATACCCATCGTTGTAAGGGCTTAAATAATTGGTCTTACAATGGCTAACATAGTCTGCAAGCCCTCCGTCAACCGAAAAATTACGGTAGTTATCAATTTGTTCGTTTTCAAAAGAGGGGTCTTTGCCTCTTATCGGCTTTGTATGTCTGTATTCCTGTTTCATTATTCTCCGTATAAAATGTCTCCAACGTGATTCAAAGCGAATGCTACTTCATCGGGAGTCAAGCCATAAGGCATCTGCCCCGTGAAGCTATAAATAGGCTTGGGATGGTGCATCATAGAG